GGTGCTTGCGAAGCGCGCTTTTCGCCTAGCCATAGAATATTTTCAATTTAGTAATCACTTGTGTATTGATTCCATGTAAAATGTGGTTAACGGCGTTAATAAAGTGTCGTTAACAATGTTAAGGAAGCTGATGAACATCAATATCTCCAAGCTCAAGATTGAGTCTGATGGCATTTACTGTCCACAACAGGTTTTAGCTGAACTTTTTGGGTTGGCTATTCCAAACATTTCACAGCTGACCACTTCGGGCATACTTGATGCCAATGTGCCTGGTCGAAACAACTTATTGTTGTCTGCCCACAAGTACATCAAGCACCTTCGATCCAAGGCTGATGGCCGGTCTAAGGGTGGCAGTGGCGAGTTTGCTGATGAAAAGGCTAGATTGACCAAGGCTCAGGCAGACAAGGCTGAAATGGAAGCTGAAGAGATGTCTGGCGAGATTGTGCGCAAGGATGAGGTGGTACAGGAATGGCAGGGTATTCTGATGGATATGAAGGCCAAACTGCTTTCGATGCCCAGCAAGGCTGCTACTTTGGTTGCTGATGAAGAGAATCCGGCGGTCTGCCAGCAGATACTGGATAAAATGGTACGCGAGGCTTTACAGGAATTGAGTGGCTATGTCGGCAAGAGACCTACTGTTACAAGCGATGACCGTTCTGAGGCCACCACCGAAACTGACAATTTCTGAATGGGCTGATGAATATAGGCGACTGGATTCTCAATCCTCTGCTGAACCGGGTAGGTGGTATACATCCAGAGCAGAATACCAACGTGGGATGATGGACGCCTGCTCTGATCCAGGTATTGAAGAGGTGGTCATCAAGGCTGGTGCCCAGTTAGGCAAGTCTGAGGCTATTCTCAATATCATTGGGTATTACATCGACAATGATCCCAGTCCAATCCTCTGTCTACAACCAACTCTAGACATGGCTCAGGCATTTTCCAAAGATAGGGTTGCAGCTGGCTTACTGTCCTCTACTCCCTGCTTACGAGACAAGGTGAAGTCACCCAGAGCAAGGGACTCAGGCAATACTACTTTGCACAAGATTTTCCCCGGCGGATCTCTGACACTGGTGGGTGCAAATTCGCCATCTGGACTTGCATCGCGTCCTATCCGCTTGGTGTTGTGTGACGAGGTTGATAGATACCCTGCATCTGCCGGAAGTGAGGGAGATCCAATCCAGCTCGCCAGGAAGCGTTCAGCGACATTCTGGAACCGCAAAATCATCATGGTATCCACACCTACCAATAAGGGTGCCAGCAGGATTGATGACGCTTACGAACTGTCCGACAAACGGCAGTATTACGTCCCATGCAAGCACTGCAATGAATTTCAGACTTTAAGCTGGACAAATGTTCAGTGGGAAGAAGGCAAGCCGGAAACTGCTGGATACATTTGCTTTCATTGCGGAGTTAAATGGTCAGAGGCGGATCGAAGGCAGTCCGTGAAAAGCGGTGAGTGGAGAGCCACAGCTGAATCGAAAGTAGCTGGGTTTTGGATATCGGGCTTGTATTCTCCTTGGACACCGATTGCGGACGCGGCAAGAGACTTTGTAAACGTGCGCAAAATCCCAGAGCAGCTGAGGGTATGGGTCAATACATATTTGGCTGAGACATGGGAGGATCAGGGCGACTCGGTTGACGAATACAACTTGATGGAACACAGAGAAGATTTCGGTGAGGCTTTACCCAGTGAGATTATGTTCCTTACTGCCGGTGTGGACGTTCAGGATAATCGACTTGAGGTTTCCATCATTGGCTGGGGTAGAGATGATGAATCTTGGGTGGTCTCGCATGAGGCTTTATACGGAGATCCATCAACGCCACACCTTTGGGCAAACCTTGATACGTCATTGTTCCAGACGTTTCAAACATATGATGGACGAACTTTGCCGATTCGAGGGGCTGCTGTAGATTCTGGTGGTCACTATACGAACTCTGTTTATCAATATTGTAAAAAGCATGCTGGCCGGCGCGTTTTTGCTATCAAGGGTGTTGGAGGCGAGGGGCGTTCTATTGTTAGCAAGCCAAGCAAAAACAATGCTGCACGCTGTCAATTGTTTCCAATAGGGGTAGATACCACCAAAGAATTGCTATTTGCTCGCATGAAGACGAATGACATTGGGCCGGGCTATATTCACTTTAACAACACGCTTGGACAAGATTATTTCATGCAATTGACTGCTGAAAAGATAGTGACCAGATATCACAGAGGCTTTAAGAAACGAGTGTTTCAAAAGGTCAGGGCAAGGAACGAGGCGCTTGATTGCTTTGTTTACGCTATCGCTGCCTATGTTATACTGGGCGTAAATGTCAACACGCTTGCTGATCGAATGGAACGGGCAGAACCCGCCGAGATTCCAAAAAATAGCGATCCTGTTGCAGTAAAGCGTTCACCATTTGTACCCAAGGTGAGCAAAGGCTTTGTTGATTCGTGGCGATAATATATGGCAAATATCTTTGATGCAGCAAACGCGCCAGAAACAGAACCGCTGGAAATTGTTGCCGGTGATTTTGTGCAGTGGAAGGACACCTCATTAGTAACAGATTACCCTGTAGCTCAATACTCTCTCGTTTATACGGCTCGCAGCGTTAACGGCAACGAAGAGTTCAAGGTCACAGCAACCACAGCCGGTGGCTTTTACCTGTTAACTGTCCTTAGTGCCACAACAGCAGCCATTACTCCAGGCGCATATCGGTGGCAAAAGGAAATCATAAAAGCGTCCAACTCTCAAAGCGCGATCATCAAGCGTGGTGAATTCAAGATTATTGCTGATCTTGATATATCTGGAGTGGATATCAGGTCACATGCTGAACTGATGGTTACCAAAATTGAATCAGTGTTGTCTGGGAAAGCGGATTCGGACATACAAAGCTATTCGGTGGCTGGTAGATCCCTAACCAAAATGAGCTTTCAAGAATTGATTGACGCGAGAAACTTCTACAAATCTGAGGTTATACGCGAAAAAGCCAAAGAGGATGCCAAGAATGGTCGTCAGGGCGCATCAACCATCAAAGTGAGGTTCTGACATGGGCATATTTGATCGGTGGTTAAAAAAGCCGGTAACAAAGCAGCAAACTGTGCGCAGAAGCTATCAAGCAGCCAATACTGGACGCTTGTTTGCTGATTTTAAGGCATCGGATTCTTCGGTGGACAAGGAAATTGAGGGCGCGCTGAAGATTTTGCGCAACAGATCCCGTGATCTGGCTCGAAATAACGAATATGTAAAACGCTATTTGAACCTGATGAAGACCAATATTATCGGTCAGAACGGGTTTACTCTTCAGGTTAAAGCTGTCGATTCCGTTGGAAAGCTGGATATGACAGGTAATCAGGCCACTGAAGACGCTTTCAATTCATGGGCAAAGCTTGGCAACTGCACTGTTGATGGCAAATTATCGTGGATTGATGCACAGAAACTGGCTATTGAAACCATTGCGAGGGACGGTGAGTTATTTATCATCAAACATCGCGCCACTGCATTCAAAGATTCATTTGCTATTGAGTTTATCGAAGCAGATCAGATTGATGAAAAGAAAAACGAGAAACTGGCTGATGGCAATGAAATCAGAATGGGCATCGAGCTGGATAAGTTCCGCAGGCCCATTGCCTATCATATAAAAACACATCATCCTGGCGATTATACTCACACCAGTTTTACCGATAAGGGCACGATAAGAATTCCTGCTAGTCGTGTGATTCATGCTTTTCTGTCTTTGAGAGCAGGACAGACGAGAGGAGAGCCTTGGCTAACACCTTCCATGTCTGCAATTAAGCAGCTGGATGCGTTTAGAGAAGCAGCCATCATTAATGCCCGTATTGGCGCATCTAAAATGGGGTTCTTTACATCTCCTGCTGGTGATGGCTTTGTTGCTGATGATGTTGAGGGTCAGGTTCCGATTATGTCTGTGGAGCCTGGAACAATGCACCAACTTCCTGCTGGAGTGGGTTTTGAAACCTTCGATCCAGCCTTCCCTGCCAATGAATTCGATATGTTCCACAAAGCTGTATTGAAGGGCATCGCATCTGGATTGGGCATTTCATACACAGCACTGTCCAACGATCTTGAAGCCACCAGCTATAGCTCGATCAGACAAGGCGCTTTGGAAGAACGTGACTATTACAGAGACATCCAATGCTTTATAACCGAGCATTTTGTGAGGCCGGTATTTGACGCATGGCTTAGTTCGGCAATGGAAATGAACACGTTTGGCATTCCAGTTGCCCAATATAACCGCTTTTCCAGCAAATCATATTTCCGTGGCAAGGCTTGGAACTGGATCGACCCGCTGAAGGAAATGAATGCAGCCGTGGTTGGTTTGAAGAACGGAATTCTCAGTATTGAGGACGTTGCCTCGCAGTATGGTAAGGATGCTGAAGAACTGATGGCCCAGATCCAGCGCGATAAAGCATTGGCAGAGCAGTTTGGCATTAAGTATGCGCTTGAGCCTTACGGGGCTACATTCGCACAGATTGAACCAGACATGTCTGGAGATAATGATGAGTAATACCTCGCTGGATCTGGAAAGACCATACCCGAATGAGCATGCTGCAAGGTTAAAAGAACCGGATCAGTATGATGATTTCAGAAGAGAGTCTGATGCTGGTGGAGAAGGCATAGACTTTATATACGGAATCAAAAATAACAACTCTGAACTACAGGCTATACGTTTTGATAAAAACCGCTATAGTGTGCAGCAGGCCAAAGCCTGGTTGGAAGAACATGATATGGAACCCATTTTGTTTGAGCCTGCCAGTGAGGAAAGAGACATGAGTTTGCAAGAATCCGAACACGATGAAACTGTAATCGAAAGCAGGCTGGATGACGCAGAAGTGCAGCACAGGTCGATGGCAATTGAAGCCTCACCGATTGATGAAAAGCGGCGCACTGTACAAATTGCAATATCGTCAGAGGAAGCTGTTATGCGCTCCTTTGGCTATGAAGTACTAGAACATAGTTCCGAAGCCATTGACCTTTCGTTCTTGGCATCTGGACGCGCTCCTCTGCTGCTGGATCATGATCCGTTAAAGCAGATTGGCGTTATTGAATCAGTGATTCTTGATAGCTCGGCACGCAGACTACGTGCGACTGTGCGCTTTGGAAAAAGTGTACTGGCTCAAGAGGCTTTTGCTGATGTTGTTGATCTTATTCGCGCCAATATCAGCGTGGGATATTCAATCAACAAAATGGAAAAGGATACCCGCCAAAAAGACACGTACGTGGCTAAAAGGTGGCGTCCTATGGAAGCAAGTCTGGTGTCTATTCCTGCTGATGTGACAGTTGGCGTTGGGCGATCAGCCGATATTCCACAAGAACCCTTACTCACAGAAACTCAATCAAAGGTGATTTCTATGTCAGAAGTTGACATTGTGGCTATTCAGGCAGAGGCCCGTAAGTCTGCTGAAAAAAATGCGGCTCAGATTATCGAGCTTGGTTCGCGTCATAATCAGGCTGAAATGGCTGCTAATGCAGTTAGAGATGGCCGGACTATCGAAGAATTTCGTGGTCAGTTGCTGGAAAAAGTTGGTAGCGAACGTGCTCTTGAAAAACAAGACATCGGCATGACATCAAAAGAAGTCAAACGCTTCTCTTTGATCCGTGTTATTCGCGCAATGGCAAATCCGAATGACGCTCGTGCACAACGCGAAGCTGCATTTGAGTTTGAAGTAGCTCGTGCTGCTGCTGATGCCTATGGTCGCACTCCGCAGGGTATCATGCTGCCCACTGACGTGCTCCGTAGCTGGAAGCGCGATCTGAACAGCAACGATGAAGCAACCCTGTTCACTGATGACTTCCGTGGTAACGACTTCATTGACGTTCTGCGCAATGCTTCCTCGGTAATGCAGGCTGGTGCCCGTATGCTGAGTGGTCTTTCCGGCGATGTTAAAATCCCAAAGAAGACTGCTGCTTCAACTGCTGCGTGGATCTCCACTGAAGGTGGCCCTGCTTCCGAAAGTGAGATGACCATTGGCTCGGTTACCCTGACTCCCAAGAATCTGGGTGCTTTCACTGACATTACCCGTCAGCTGATGCTCCAGTCTTCTATGGATGTTGAGGCATTGGTACGTGATGACTTGGCAATGGCTCTTGCTCTGGCAATTGACAAAGCCGGTCTGGAAGGTACTGGTCTTAGCGGTCAGCCTACCGGCATTCTGAGCACTTCTGGTGTGAACAGTGTCACCGCATTCGCTGCTGCAACTCCGACTTATGCCGAGGTTGTATCTTTGGAAACAGCAATTGCTGAAGACAATGCCCTGATGGGTAATTTGGCTTACATCTTGCCTGCTTCCATGTACGGTGCTCTGAAAACGAAAGAGAAAGCCACTGGTACTGCTCAGTTTGTTGTTGAGCCAGGCAATACCGTCAATGGCTATCGCGCCTTGGTATCCAATCAAGCCACCGCTGGCAATCTGTATTTCGGTAACTTCTCCGATCTGTTGATTGGTATGTGGGCTGGTCTGGACATCTTGGTCGATCCCTACACCGCATCTACCTCCGGTACTGTGCGTGTAGTTGCGTTGCAGACTGTAGACGTAGCAGTACGTCACGCAGTGAGCTTCGCATACGGCAATGATGGCGTGTAAGAAGTGATGGATGGGGGGGCTTGCCTCCCCGTCTTATCTAAACTGTTTCAATGAGACACTTTGGATAAGATGAAATACATTTGCCTAAAAAGTTGTGTTATCAATAAGCTCCCCAGATCCGCAGGGACGATTGTTGATGTGAGTGATAGTGAGGCCAGCCTGTTGCTTGGTATTGGCCGCATATCTCCGTATGACGAGTCTGCATGCGATAATCGCAGTGTGGGGCTGGATACGTCCAATGAATTTCTTGCCAAGCGTAGAGGCAGACCGAGGAAAGAATGACAGTAGAAACTGAACTAGATAGAACTGCGATGCTGGCCGATTTCGGTGAGTGCATTACGTTCTATCCATTAAATGCACCTGTACGCACAGTAAAGTGTATTTTTGATAACATTTATCAAGAAGTGGAATCTGGCATGTCTGTTGGCATATCAATGCAGCAGCCAAGAATACTCTGCACTTCATCTGATATTAATGGGGTTGCGGAAGGCGATTCACTTATTAGGGGCAATACAACGTATATCATTAGGGTAATGATGTATGACGGTATTGGCATGACCGAACTGATGCTGGAGAAGCAATAATGGCTCATGTTCGGCAACAGATCAGAGACTACGTAATCACCCTGTTAACTGGTCTTTCCACAACTGGTGCCAATGTATTTAGCCATCGTTATTACCCAATGTCTGATGCCACCATCCCTGGAATAATTGTATATACAGAAGATGAAAGCCAGTCATACCAGACAATGGGGCAGGATCGAACCATAAAGCATGAATTAACTTTGCGCATTGAGGCGTTTGTTAAATCGGTTTCCAATTATGACGATACGCTTGATGACATTTCAGTTGAGATTATGAATGCGTTGAGTCCAAACAGAAAGCTCAATGGGCTGGCAAAGGATACTAGAATTAGTACCTTTTCATCTGCTGGAGAGGTTGGTGGAGAGCAGCCAGCTTTCATGGGTAGGTTTGATATTCAGATAATCTATCACACGAAAGAGAGCGATCCTGAAACTGCCGTATAGGTGATATAATGTCCAAGAGAGTGGTAGTTAAGAAGGGAGATGACAGCCTGATAGTTTGGGAATGTGATCTCGAAACAATGAAATCTTATGGCTGGATTCCCATTATGGAAATCCATAGTGAATCTCAAGAGGAGATAGAAGATGGCGACTTTTAGTGGATCTGAAGGTGTAGTAAAGGTTGGCACTATAGCTATTGGCGAAATTCGCTCGTATACGATTGAGCAATCAATGGATACGCTCGAAGATACTGCAATGGGTGATACCAATCGCACCTACAAAGCCAGCCTGAAGACGTTTACCGGCTCGTGTGATGTGCTGTTTGATGACACCAATACTGGTCAGCAGGCCATGAGTGTAGGCTCTGAGGTAACCATGTCTTTCCTGATGGAAGGCGATACTGTTGGCGATCATAAACTGTCAGGCACTGTCTTGATTACTGGCCGCAGCATCTCAGCCTCCTATGACGGTTTGGTAGAGGCATCACTGAGCTTCCAGGGAACTGGTGCGCTGACTGAAGGCTTGGTTACCGTATAATTATTGAGGAACATTTGTGAAATTGATTGATGCCGCTATATCGCATTTCAATGCAAAGGACATCCGCAAGGTAGAAGTTCCAGAGTGGGAGGTTACGCTGTATGCAAAGAATCTCACTCTGGAAGATAAAGCCAAGTGGTCAAAGCGAGCAGATAGTGATGCCACATTGTTCTTGGCGTATGCGCTGATTTTTGGATTGACTGACGAAAAAGGTGAGGCCGTCTTTACGATTGAGGATATTTCCTCACTTCGCAAAAATACAGATCCTGACGTTGTACAAAGGCTTGCCAATTTTGTGCTATTGCCACAGTCCAGAACTGAGGAACAGCGAGAAAAAAACTAGTAGATGACCAAGGGAATCCAACTGTGCTTTTCAGTATGTATGAATTAGCTCAGTCCCTTGGTCAACCTCTCTCGGTTATTTACCAGATGACTGAAGAGGAATTTACTCACTGGTTTACTTTTCTACGGTTAAAGAGAGAGAAATTCAGTGGCAAATCCGCAAGTAATCCTAAGCATAACGGCAGAAGATAATGCGACAGCCGCTATTCAGGCTATTCAAGCTGAAATGCGGAGCATGGCCGAAGAAAATAAAAAACTCCAATCGCAATTAAAGGGTTTTAATAAGACCAGCGGTGATCTAAAAACCGGGCTGGATCAGACAAAAGCACCATTGCGAAACTTTCGTTCTGGTATGGCTCAAATTGGATATCAGATCCAGGATATAGCCGTTCAAGTTCAGGGCGGTCAAAATCTAGGCGTCATCCTTGGTCAACAGGGTTCTCAAATAGCCTCCGTGTTTGGGCCGGGCGGTATTGCTGCGGGCGCAATTATTTCTATTGGAGCTTTGCTTGGCACTGCCCTTGTGCCTGCATTGTTTAAGTCCAAAGAAAGCATGGATGAACTTGCCGCATCTACTCGCAAATATACCGAAGACCTGAAATATGCTTCACAGGTGCAGAGGGATTTTGTGGCGGCTCAGGAAGAGACCGTCAAAGGTGGTTTAAGGACACAGCTTTCAGATCTTGAAGAAAAGTCTACAAACTTAGTGAAAGCGCGTGAATCACTTCAGAAATTGCTTGCAGATCCAAAAGCTTTAATGGCATTGGGGGCAGCAACGCCAGAAGTAAACATTGCTGAATTATACAAATCTCAATTGATCGAGGTTAAAGCTTCAGCAGAAAGAACATCTGTTGAGATAGCCAATCTGCAAAGTCAGCTTGGGATTAATGCTGGTGCAAATGCGCTTAAGCAATTAGAAATACAGGTCAAGGCATCCGGTGAATATTGGGATAAAAGAATAGCCGATGAGAAAAAGGCACAAGAAGAACTTCTCGCCAATGAAATCATCATTCAGAAAACCTTAGCCGAAGCTGAACAAAAGCGTATTGATGATGCAAACAAAAGAGCACAAGAGCTTATTGGCATAGAAAAAATGCTGTATGAAACCTTCCTTGGGTTTGAAACCAAAAAGGCAGAAGAACAGGCAAAATTGCGTGAAGGCGTATCAGGAATTGCTGCCTCCTTGATGACTGAAAATGAGCAAGCAGAAGCTTTGTTTGCCACTCAGTTGGAAATGATTACAGCTGCAAGAATGGAAGGCGTAAGCAATGAAGATGAATATACTGAATTACTTGTTGGCATCGCTACTCAACGCGCAGATAAATTACTTGCGATAGAAGAGGGGCTTGCCAAGGCAAAAGACGAGCTTCAAAAAACAGCCAATGACGCATTTCTTACCAATATGAATCGGCAGGTTGATATCTTGCAAGGTGCCTTTGGTGAAAGTTCTGCTATTGGTAAGGCGTTTTTCTTATTTCAACAATCTATGGCTGCTGCAAATGCTATTGTGAATGGCTACGATGCCGCAATGAAAATCAAGGCAGCAATTCCAGTAGGTGGAGACGCAATGGCTGGAGCGAGCATTGCAATGGGTTACGCATCTGCTGCTGCTATTATGGGGCAAACTCTTGGCTCATTCGAGGGCGGCGGTTATACAGGGATGGGTATTCGTGCTGGCGGTGTCGATGGTCGCGGTGGTATGCCTGCTATCCTGCACCCGAACGAAAGCGTAATTGACCACACGCAGGGACAAGGCATGGGCAGCGTAGTTGTGAATCTGACTGTTCAGGCCAATGATACGGCTGGTTTTGATCGTTTATTGCAGCAGCGTAGAGGCTTAATTGTCAGTATGATTAACCAGGCAGTAAACAATCGTGGCAGGGCATCTTTGGCATGAGTGGAACATACCCGACAACACCAGTATTCAATTCTGTAGATTTTGGCAGTGAGAATTTCAATCTGACTAGCCAGACAATTTCTGGGCGCATGCAGGTCAGGAATATCGGTGGGCAGCGATTCAAATTTAGTGCTGCATATCCTCCTCTGAGCAGAACTGAGTTTGCTCCTGTAAGAGCGTTTATTATGGCTCAACGAGGAATGGCAGAAACTTTCACCATAGTGTTACCGGAAGTATCAATTAAAAGTGGAACTGCAACGGGCACTCTTTCTGCAACCGCTAATGCAGCTATTGGCGCAACCAGTGTGACCGTTTCCGGCATTTCTGGCACGTTGAAAGCTGGCGATATGATGAAGTTTGCCAATCACGCCAAGGTGTATATGATCGCAGCTGATTTGACTGGATCTGGCACGTTGACGTTTTATCCGGGACTGGTCTCTGCTGTTGTTAATAGCGAACAAATTGTCTATACCAATGTTCCGTTTACTGTTCGATTGGGTAATGACATTCAAGAGTTTGCTATAAGCACTGATCTTTATTATCGCTATGAAGTAGATATGATAGAGGCAATATGAGGACGATTGACGCGCCTACATTGGCCGCACTGGAAAGCGATAGTTTCAATATTGCCACATTGATTCAGTTTGATTTTGATACGCCTGTCAGGATTACAGATTGGGCGAGAAGCATCACTTACGGCGGCAATACTTATGCCAGCAGTGTTCACCTGATTGATTATGGCTCATTCAATGAGTCATCAGAATTGCGAGTCAACTCCGTTACCGTTACCCTTTCTGCTGTTGAGCAAACATATGTATCTTTGTTCCTTAGTACGTTTTACATGGATACAAGAACAAGAATCTGGAGAGCTGCATTAGATTCTTCAGATTCCATAATCGGATCTCCCATCCTTGTTTATGATGGTCGCATTTCCGGCTATACCATCTCAGATACCGAAACAGAAAGCACAATTGCTATTGATGTCGCCAGTCATTGGAAAGATTTCGAGCTTATGAACGGACGCAAAACAAATCATAATGTACAACAGCTGCATTTCCCTGGAGATAAGGGATTTGAGTTTGCTGCTGTAACACAACAAGATATTAAGTGGGGATTGCAATAATGGCCTTTTGGTTAATAGCTAGTATTGTTGCATCCATTTTTGCTGGCGGTGCTTCATATGTTCAAGCCAAGAAAGCAAAAAAGTTAGCAAAAAAGCTTGGTGAAACCCAGAAAGGTCTGCTGGTTAACAAGGAATCCAATGTTAAATCTATCCCTGTTATTTACGGACAGCGAAGAGTTGGCGGCATTCGAGTGTTTATCAGTTCGGACGGCAGGGAAGTTGTGCCTGGAGATCCTGATTACTCCGCTTTGGTCACCCAATACTACAGCGACTATGATGCCAACACCGACATTTACGCAGGGTTGACGACTACACCCACCAACAAATATCTCTATATGGCTATCGTTCTTTGTGAAGGACGAGTGGAAAATATTACAGATATTCATCTGGATGATATTCCGGTCACTGATCCAAAGTGGCAAGGCAAGATTGTTACTCAGATTTTTACCGGCGCAGACGATCAGGTGGCAGCACCCATTTTGCGTGAATCGAATGAACGATGGAGTACGGATCACAGGCTGCGCGGTGTTGCTTACATTGCTTGCCGGTTTGAGTACGATGAAGATGTATTTAATGGAATCCCTGATGTTACTGCGGTAGTCACTGGTCGCAAGATTTATGACCCTCGTGCTGTAGGTCAGAGCCAAGTAGATCCGTCTACATGGACATATTCAAACAATCCTGCTCTTTGCTTGTTGGATTATCTGACCAATGAAAGATTCGGTAAGGGTCTCAGTTATAGCGTTATAGATTCTGCTGCATTCATAGAAGCTGCTAACGATTGCGACCAATCTGTCACAATGTATGACGGTGGCGGATCTGGCAAATTGTTCGAATCAAATATAGTTATTGATACTGCGGAAAGCATTTTCGATAACGTGAATCAATTTCTGATTGCCATGAGGGGATTCCTGCCCTATTCCCAAGGCTTGTATCAGCTGAGAATTGATAAATCGCGTGCCACAGTTATGGATTTCAATATCAATAACATCATTGGCGGCATGACAGTCAAAGGCGAGTCCAAAGAAGATAAATTCAATAGAGTTACGGTCAAATTTGCCAATCCAGAAAACAACTGGCAAGACGATATTGCTATATGGCCTCCTGCTGGATCTGCTTTGGAGTCCCAGTATCTGTCGGAAGATGGCGGTACATTTTTATATGACGAAATCGAGCTTGATGGCATCACCAATTATTATCAGGCCAGAGATCTTGCTCGCATTTTCCTTATGCGTTCACGCAATGCTTTGAGATGCGCGTTCCAATGCACTTCTGATGCTCTCCAGTTGGCTGTGGGCGATGTTGTGACTGTCACCTATGCTACTCCGGGCTTTGTCGCCAAGCCGTTCCAAGTGGACGAGATAGCGATTAATACAGATGGCAGCTGCGCCCTCTCATTGCTTGAATACGACTCCACCATATATACGTGGGAAGTGGGCACAGTTCAGCAGCAATATCCTGATACCTTCCTGCCTAATCCGTACATTATCGGAGTGGTAACCGGCATTAGTGTTGCAGAAACTATTACGATCAATACAGACGGGTCTGTGGTTGTTGATGCGGATATTACTTGGACTGCTCCCACTGATAGCAATATTGTCAGCTTTGAGATCCAGGCCAAACGA